TGCAGGATGGATGGGCTGACCAAGGTTAAGACAAGCCACACCGACTGGCAGACTGGCGAAAAGCAAATTCTACCGGCGATTGTGATTAGGATTTAAGGAGGGTTTAGACCATGTGGAGAGAAGGTAAAATCGAAGTCGAAAAGAAAACCATTCACTACTGGATCAAAAGCTTTGACTTAGGCTCCCCTTACGGCATTGATGAGGGTAAGATTTCAAAACTGATGCTAAAGCGAGATGGCCAGATCATAGCAAACTTTGATAGAGGCTGGGACATTGAACCCATCGACGCCAATGCACAAGCTGCACTTGAAATATTGATGAAGGAATACAATTAACAAAAAGATAAAACGGATATAGGAACAGGGCTGTATGGCTCTTTTCCTCGTTACAGAAGACCTTATGGTCTATTTTTTATGTCTTTTTAAAGGAGGTGTCCGCATATCCGAAAACTAAAGAAGTATAAACCAACCTCTTACATGGCGAAAGATTCCCATTACAGCAAGGAGATGGCGGACTATGCAGTAGATTTTATTGAATGCCTCTCCCATACCAAAGGAACCTGGGCAGGAAAGCCCTTTGAACTGATAGATTGGCAAGAGCAAATCATCCGGGATTTATTTGGAACCATAAAACCAAATGGATACCGACAGTTTAATACAGCTTACGTAGAAATACCAAAGAAGATGGGGAAAAGTGAGCTGGCGGCAGCTGTTGCTCTGCTCTTAACCTGTGGAGATGGCGAAGAACGTGCTGAGGTTTATGGCTGTGCTGCAGATCGGAACCAGGCATCGATAGTATTTAATGTTGCGGCAGATATGGTTCGTATGTGTCCTGCTTTAGCAAAACGTGTGAAAATACTTGACTCTACAAAGCGACTAATCTATCAGCCAACAGGAAGTATTTATCAAGTTCTGTCAGCTGATGTAAGCAACAAGCATGGTTTTAACACCCATGGAGTAGTTTTTGATGAACTTCATACACAACCAAACAGAAAACTTTATGATGTTATGACTAAAGGTAGCGGTGATGCAAGAACGCAACCACTATATTTTTTAATAACTACTGCAGGAGATAATCAGAATAGTATTTGTTGGGAGGTACATCAAAAGGCACTGGATATTATAAACGGTAGAAAATCTGACCCAACTTTCTATCCGGTTATTTACGGTGCTGCTTTAGAGGATGACTGGACAGATCCAAAAGTGTGGAAGAAAGCAAATCCATCTTTGGGGATCACCGTCAGCATGGATAAGGTTAAAGCAGCATTTGAATCAGCAAGGCAAAACCCAGCTGAAGAGAATAGTTTCCGACAGCTTCGTCTCAATCAATGGGTAAAGCAGGCTGTGCGCTGGATGCCAATGGATAAATGGGATGCTTGTGCTTTTACCGTTGACACAGAAGCTCTAAAAGGTCGCGTCTGCTATGGTGGGCTTGACCTCTCCTCATCAACGGATATTACGGCTTTCGTGCTAGTTTTTCCGCCATTAGATGAGGATGATAAATACATGGTTTTGCCATTCTTTTGGATACCGGAGGACAACATCGATTTGCGTGTACGCCGTGACCATGTAAATTACGATGTATGGAAAAAGCAAGGGTTTCTTAAAACCACGGAGGGCAACGTGGTCCATTATGGATTTATAGAGAGTTTTATAGAGGACCTTGGTACAAAATATAACATTCGAGAAATCGCCTTTGACCGTTGGGGTGCTGTGCAAATGACGCAGAATCTTGAAAACCTTGGGTTTACGGTTGTTCCATTTGGTCAAGGTTTTAAAGATATGTCTCCACCGACCAAAGAACTGATGAAACTGACCTTGGAACAGAAAATAGCTCACGGAGGTCATCCGGTGCTCCGATGGATGATGGATAACATCTTTATACGTACTGATCCTGCAGGTAACATTAAACCGGATAAAGAAAAATCAACTGAAAGAATCGATGGAGCTGTTGCTACAATCATGGCTCTTGACCGAGCTATTCGCTGTGGTGGAGAAACCGGTAATTCTGTTTATGATGACAGAGGTCTGTTGATTTTCTAAAATTGTTAGTTTCTTGAGTTATATCATGATATAATAGACTCAAATTTTGTGGAAAGGTTGATATCATGAAGAACTTACCAACAGATAGAGACATATTGAAGAAAATATACAATAAATATTATGATACTTTTGAGGACTTTGAAAGAGAATCAAAGACTAGAAGCTCAAAGATTTACGTACCAATAGATATTGAAGAAATAGCTAATGAACTTCATGTAGATAGTGAGCTTATGTTTGGAAGGTTATATTATCATTTGAATAAAAAATATGGTTATACACAGCCAAACGGTTCAAAAGTTTATCTTCTTGCACCTAAGGTCGGGAATGACAAAAATGCAGTGAATTTTCCGCTCCTAAGTGCAATATTAGCTGAAATGGAGGAAACGCATAAAAAAAACAGACTATCAATTATCTTCTCGATAGCATCTTTGTTTATATCATTATTAGCTTTGCTTAATACTGTATTTTGATAATAACACTATTAAATTCATCTGAGCATCTCAAGGAAGGTGCTTTTTTCATGCCCATTTTAAGGAGAGTGATGCAAATGGGGTTATTTACAAATATTTTTAAAGCACGTGACAAACCACAAAATCGAACAGCAGGAAGCAACTATAGTTTCCTTTTTGGTGGGACAACAAGCGGTAAACCTGTTAATGAGCATACAGCCATGCAAATGACAGCTGTCTATTCATGTGTGAGGATATTAGCGGAGGCTGTGGCAGGGCTTCCGCTTCACCTATATAAATACACCGATAGTGGGGGAAAAGAGAAAGCGCTATCTCATCCACTGTATTTTTTATTACATGATGAGCCTAACCCAGAGATGAGTTCTTTTGTTTTCCGCGAGACTATGATGACTCATCTTTTATTATGGGGGAATGCCTATGCACAAATTATTCGAAATGGTAAAGGTGAAGTCATAGCATTGTATCCTCTAATGCCAAACCGAATGTCTGTGGATAGAGATTTAAGCGGCGATCTCTATTACTCTTACACCAGATATTCTGATGATGCACCAACGATGAAAGGTATGACGGCCACACTTAGACCAAGTGATGTATTTCATATACCTGGCTTAGGCTTTGATGGTTTAGTGGGGTATTCTCCGATTGCAATGGCTAAAAATGCTATAGGTATGGCAATTGCTTGTGAGGAATATGGAGCTAAATTCTTTGCTAACGGAGCTGCTCCAGGAGGGGTGCTTGAACATCCAGGTACCATTAAAGACCCTCAAAAAGTACGGGATAGTTGGAATGCAGCCTATCAGGGAAGTAGTAATTCTCATCGTGTAGCGGTGCTTGAGGAAGGAATGAAGTATCAGCCTATTGGTATCTCTCCAGAACAAGCTCAGTTCTTAGAAACAAGAAAATTTCAGATTAATGAAATCGCTCGAATTTTCCGTGTACCTCCACATATGGTTGGAGACTTAGAAAAATCGAGTTTTTCTAATATTGAGCAACAGTCACTAGAGTTTGTGAAATACACTTTAGATCCTTGGGTAATTCGTTGGGAGCAGACCATTAGCCGAGCACTTTTAAGGTCAGATGAAAAGAAACTCTATTTTGCTAAATTCAATGTAGATGGATTGCTTCGAGGTGATTACGTTTCTCGGATGAATGGCTACGCAATTGCAAGACAGAATGGCTGGATGAGTGCTAATGATATTAGGGAACTTGAGAACCTTGATCGAATTTCACCAGAAATTGGAGGAGATTTATATCTCATTAATGGCAATATGACCAAACTTGAAGATGCAGGTATTTTTGCAAACAAAGAAGGATTGGAGGGGAAAAATGAATGAAGAAATTTTGGAATTGGGTTCGTGACACAGATTCACAAACACGAACCCTTTATTTAAATGGTGCAATTGCTGAGGAGAGTTGGTTTGAGGATGATGTTACTCCAGCTGCTTTTAAAGAAGAACTAATGAGTGGCGAGGGTGATATAGTAGTTTGGATTAATTCACCTGGTGGTGATTGTATTGCAGCATCACAGATTTACAACATGCTGATGGATTATAAAGGGAATGTCACTGTAAAGATTGACGGTATTGCCGCGTCAGCCGCCTCGGTCATTGCCATGGCAGGTACAGAAGTTTTAATGTCTCCA